ATCGTCAACATTCTCATTCAAAGGTGTGTTGTCCTTCAAATAGGTTGTTGATATGAAATATACAAAGTTTGTCATTATTTAATTCTCCTCAATAATTGTTGTTGCCAAATGTGACGGCATTGTGGAACATTCACATCTCTCACCGGGTCGTGATACCAACCACCTCGTCTGCTCCAAACATCAATTCCCGTTTGTGCTGACATTGCATCAATATCCGCACGAGAATAAACACGATTGCTCCTATCTATTTGACGGCAGAACTCACGAGAACCGGGTATAATCATTCCACCTGATATTCCTGGTGCAACGGAGTATTTGTAACGAACCACGATTTCGGTTTTTAACTGACTGATTTCTTCCAATCCTTTTGTTGTAACCTCAAGACCTTGATTGTACCCTTTGATTAACTTGGCATCATTCAATTTTGCAATGGTATCAACCACGACTTGTGGATCAAGTTTGGTGATGTTGACGATATCGCCTATCTGCAAACCTTTGTTTTCCTTCAGCACATTCAAGATGGCTGATTCAATGGCAGATGCGAAGTCAAACTTCATCGCTTCAAAGTTCTCCGCTGGTTCACCGTACTTCATAAAAACCGCCAAGTCACGCTCATCATCCCATCCAAAAGGATTTTGTGATGACATTGCAACGGGTGTTTTTTCAATCTCTTCAAATCCCAATTCCTTCCGTGCTTCATTCTGAGTTAAAAGTCCAGCAGTAAACAAGGCAACATAATCAACTCCGATTGGTGGTTTGTTAATTGTTTCCAAACGAACTGGAGAGATGAATTGAAATAAATCAGTTAAGGTATCATCAATCTTTTGTTGGCGTGGTTCAATGTATGACTGTTGGAACATCTCATAAGCTTCAATCATCTCGCTACGACCACCCAATTGACCCTCTACACGCACTCCAAACAACATCGGTGAGTTCACCTTGTGTGCAACAAATATCTCTTGTTGTACGGTCTTATTTAGCAAATCAAATTGCTTGTCAAAGTCCGATGGTTGCAAGTTTGAAATGACTGATTCTTTCTCTTGTGGGTCGTTGTATTGGATGATAAGTCCACCAGCATTGTCCGTGCCTTGATAATTCTCTTTGAATCTCCGAGCAGTTGCACGAGCTTCTTCAGGTGTTGGAATTCCCTTAAATAACTGGATGTGCGTTTGTGCGGTGAATCCGTTTTTGATAGAGTTCAAATAGTAATTTGAAATCTCGGTGTCAACCTCAATATATTTTAATGCACCAACATAATCAGGCAAAGGATATTCGCCTTGTCCCGGTCGGTAGAATTGGCAATAATAAAGTGACTTTGATTCCCGTGTGGTTGTGTTGAATGGCTGATAGTGAATTTGCTCCGCTTTGCGGTCAGTCCAATCCTCACAATACACATAATCACCTTCAAGTCCTTTGCGGATATTCTTGAAAGGGATGTGGTAAATCTCAGCAATTGCCGTCTTTGCTTTGTTCCAAATTATCTCCAAGCAATAACCATTGAACAACTCAAGGTCATAGGCAATCTTGTTTTTAACTTGGTTAAGTGTTTCGTAGGCGTTAATCGCTTGAATCTTTGCTTCGGCTTTTGCGATGTCAACGGTGTTTTGTCCGATTACCTTTGTTCCAACTCCAGCAACATACGATGCTTTGCTTGAAACGATGGCATTGTGCTTGGGTGACTTATTGAATAACTCAATTAAAAAATCGGGATACAAGTTGTCAGCACCAAAAGTCACATATCCTTTCGCCTTGTTTTCTTTGAAAACGGGAAGGACATTGTCGTGAAAGTTGATTCTTTGGAAGATCATTGAAAGTAAATAGCAACTTAAAGTGATTGCAACATACTAATCAAATCGGGATGGGGATAAACATCAATTTTATCTGCACGAACTGAGTTGTGAGTGAACACTCCGTTCTTGCCTGACAAAGCTCTTTTAGTGACTGCCCAAATATCTTCGTGATAAGTTAGGTCAATGCCATATTTGTCACGCCACAACAACAACAATTCTTTGACTGATGCGATTTGCTCCTTTGTGTAGTTCTCAAAATAGGTGTATCCCTTGTATGGCTTATCGAGTTTGCAGATGTCTTTCACCTCCTTGCCGACATAATTGATGAACTTGCCGTTCTTCTCTACCAAGTATCCCCAATTGCAAATCTCAATCCCGATGGATGTCTTGTCAAGTTTGGTGAATGGTACTCCTTGAAAGTGTGATGATTTGAGTCCTAAGTGATACGCCCAATGTTTAGACGAAAACCCTTGCACGATTTCACCCGTGCGACTTATCGCAACGCAGGTTGCGATGTTTACTGGATCAGCATCCCAAAACTTAAAGGTTGCAACTCCGTCACCACCACCAGCAGTATGATGCAAGTAAACTTGTGACTTCGGACATTCCTCTTTGTAGTATCCGTTGAATGCAATTTGTTTAATCTTCATCGGTGAAGAAGTTTGTGATGAACTTTCCAACTCCACCAGCGATGCCGATAATCAACATCAACTTTGGATGGTCAAGGTTCAAACCAGCAACAAACAAAGATGCTCCGGCAATGGAATCGCCAAGTACTCGGAATCGTTTCGGTGTAGGTTCAAAATAACCTTTTAACCTTGTCCTCTTTTTGGTTTGCACGATTTGTGTTTGTTGATGTGCTTGGTATGTCTGCGGAGCTTATTCTTTGGCTTTGCTCTGAAGGTGCTGATATTATTTGCCTTTGCCATCTATCGCATCAATTTTCTTTGCGTAGTAACGAATCGCAAACAAACCCGAAACAATACCAACAAGAGCCAACACAAGTGCAAACAAAGGTTGCCAAGTATTTGCAAAATGCAGAACTGCCGAACTGCCAGAGATAGCCGTTGCAATCGCAGCGGTGGTGTCATTATGAAGGTGTTTCATTCGTTGGGATTATGCAATAAGGTGAATCGGGAAACTTGGCACAAAAGGTCTTGAGATACAAACTCTCATCACCGCTAAATGTATGCACCCCACACGGATTTGGATAAACCGCATACGGCTCAAACTCTTTCGGTACTTCTGCATAGAATAGAATATCCACCGCCCATTTGTCCGACTGCTTTGTGCAAACGGGTTTGTCATCCACTTGCCCCCACTCTAAACAAATAAACCCAATTTCAACAACTGCACAATCAACCCAACTTGTTTGCTCTCCGTCGGGTGTGGTTGTGGTTTGCTCTATTAACTTGCGAAGTGTTGCCCATTGTGTAGGGGTGAACTCGAATTTCAAAAAGGTTTTCATAAGGTAGTGAGTGAGGCAAGTTCTGCGTTTGTTAGGCGGGTTGGGAATAGTATGGCTTGGTTAATTTGAAAAGGTTGTTCACCATTATAAAACAAGTCCAATTTATTACAAGTTGGAACGCTTCCACTTGTGTCTGTGCCTATTTGCGTTCCATTAATATATAAAACAAAATCATTTGATTTGTAAGCAATTGCAATTTTGAATCGACCTGTTGCTGAATTGTTAGAAATTATATTTGCTTGTAAACCTCCTCCATTGACTACTTCAATTTCAAACGCAGTTGACCTATAATAAATTCCAATATAATTTGCTGAACTCCCCGAATCATTAATTAGAATATAACTAAATGATTGACGAGTTGTCAAAGTAACATCCGCAAACAACACCCCCTCCGTCTGCCCAATCAAACTACTTATCCCCGTCTTACTACAAACATCCGCCACCCTTGTTGCACTTGCTGATGTTGTTGGGATGTAGGATGTGGGGTATGATGATGCTTCAACTTGAGCGCCGTATAAATAAAACCCACTTGTTCCATTTCCCGTATAAGATGCAAAAGTACTTGCATTGCTAATAAATATTTGAAAAGTACTTGCCCCCGCAACTGCGGTAAATGTCATTGCACATCTATACCATCCGTTGCCAACGCTTTCAATTGATGCAGTTCCACCCGCTCCCGAATTTGTGACCGTGCCATTAACCAAATCAAATGTGCCAAACGCCCCCGTACTTACACCCTCACGAAGTACTAATTTACGAGTTCCACTTGCATTTTTTGCATAAACAGTATATGTGTATGATATTGCTGACGCAGTAAACGCTTGTTGTAAAAAATGAAATCCCGTGCTTGAATCTTCAATAAAAGAATCGGCATTTGTTGTACCATCGGGACTTGTTGTAGAATTTGCGGTTATTGCTCCACCCGTTTTATCGTACACCACATTGTCGAATTGCTCACTATAACTTAACAAATTCGTAGACTGCTTCTCTAACAACAAACTTGGACACCCGCCCCCGCCATTTTGATAAGTTAATCGTGGTACATTTAAGCGGTCGGTAGTGGGGAAATAGGGTTTGGCGGTTGAGCCGATGTTTAGTTGTGCGTTTTGAATAAAAACATAATCGCCAAGAGTAATGCCCCCACTTGATAAATTTTGTGGGGCAACTAACATTGCATAAGTAGGTGCAGTTGCTTGTATTGTAACTACAATATAATACCATCCACTCCCTACCGAAGTAATAGAGCCACTAAAATATGAACTATTGCTATTTGTTACAATCGTACCATTTGACAAATCAAATTGCATTCCATTGCCATAGCCACCAACAATTATAGAAAATTTACTTGTATTTCCTGCCTTCGCATAAACGCTTTGTGTGCGAATTGCAGAATAACTGCCTTGCGCAATATAAGTGTTTGTACCTCCACTTGATTGTAATTTCCAAGCATTATTTGTACCATCATAACCCGCTTGGCTACCCGTTACTGTCGCATCCGATAAGCCCCAATTTGCATTGCTAAAAGTATTTGAATACTCTAACAAATTCCACGGCACAACCTCCACCAACCCCGCACTATTTATTCGGGTTCCGTTGGATGCTCGTGTGAATGATAAATCACCCGCACCCGTTGTGGGAATTGGTGAGTAAACAACATCTTCTTTGTAGCCACTCGGAATCATCACGAGTGACGCTTGACTTAGTAGATTGCTCATAAGTTGTTTAATTTATTAAGTAAACAAGAGATACCTTCATAGTACCCTCCGTCAGTTGTGATGCGTGATTTGTAACCTTGTACAATATCCCACGCTTGACCTTTATATAGGCGATTTCGAGTGCCAATTCCGATGCCTATCATTTTAGTAGCCGATTACTGATCCTGAAGAGATGACGAATCCTGTGATTTTAGACGCCCCACCTGCAGGTAGATATGCTCCTTGCTGAAGTGTGATTGCACTCAATCCACGAGCTGAAAGAACATTTGTTCCGTCTACTGAGAATGAAGTGAACACCGTGTCTTCTTGGACTACAAGTGCTGCATAACCTACTGATGTAACTGTACCCGTGCCGTGATATTTGAAT